CTCTGTAGAGTCGAATCGGACCATAGACATACGCCTACCCCTATCATCAGACCTCCCCCGTGATATCCGTTGCCGTGGTGCCGGTCGAGAACACTCGCACGACACGCAAAGGATGTCGCCCAGCAGCCAGCGCGGCATAGGTGTGTTCAGTACCGTCGGCGAAGCGCACTCGCATGGATCCCGCCGCTCCAAGGTACAAGGCTCGCGTCACTTCACGAAGGTCTTGCGTATCGCTCGGAGTGACGGCGAAGGCGCTATTGACAGGCCCACCTAAGCTCGGCTGATACAGGATAAAGCGATCTTTCATCATGCTTCACTCTCAACACAAAAAAAGCCCCCTATGGGCCCGTTCATTCATTGGATTTCGGGTACCTATGCTTCACCGCCTTGCACTGATCGATCCAGCGAGCCACCTCATCGGGCAACGGCACGCCTGCCACCTGTAACGCAGCCGCCAGCTTCATGGCGGCGTCCAGCTGGTCACCGATAGGCGGATATGCACGCGCACGGCGCTCAGCGTGAGACGCCTTATAGCTGATCTTCTGCATGCTCGATCGTCCCTACCCAGTCCTTGTATGGCCAGCGCTTGACTGTGATCTGGTGTGACCCCTCCTCCCCAAACTCCAGCTCCACGCGGCTGTCCGTCACCTCGTAGTAGCCGTCCTGGCCGATCATCAGATCCGCCGGCGCCTCGGGCGTGGCCGGCACGCCTGATAGCACCACGCCACGCCGAGTGATAGGGCTCGCTGGACGCGGCACTACCTTTCCATCGACCACCATGTAGTGATCGGGGCTGTACAGATCGTCTACTTCCAGGACCTGCAGCCCCATCGAACGCGCATCAGCCTGCGTACGGTGGGCCTGACCTTTTGTGGCCTGGTGAATGCGTCCGATCTGGTCGTACATAACAAAATTCCCCATGCGGGGCTTAACAAATCCACTCATCTCATCACCGCTGGATCGCCAGTACTGCTACGCGGCCGCTTATGTAGTACGTACCATCGACCGGATGTCTGGCTTTGATCGACCAAGAGATCGTTTTCCCTCCCGGCAAGGCATCGCTGATCCAGGTAATCATGGCAGCCCCATCGGGAGGATTCGACAAAGCATTCGGGATGATCTCTCCGTCAATGGAAACAATGGTGTTACGCCCAAATGGAAACCGCCCTCCCGATTGCGCGTACTGCATAAAGACTACTACCGAACCGCCATAGGGCAGGTACAAACTACCGGTCGCAACAGTCGCCAACTCCGATCCCCCTCGCCCCAAGGACTTGGAGATGATGCTGTGAGAGCCTGTCACAACAGCACCAGATGCGAGGCGCAACGTATCGACCTGCGCGACACCTATATGGGCAGTCTTGACGTAGGCCGTGGTGAAGCTGGCCAGCTTCGCTATCAGAGACTCGGCGTTGATCCGATCGGCGCTCATAACGCCTACCACGATCTTTCCCGCGTCTAGGCTCTCGATCTGCGCACTCTTGATCCAGGCCGTCCCGATGAATGCCTTATTTAGGAAGGTTTGCCCATTCTGGACCACGAATGGCGTGGAAATCTTTCCGTTCGCTAGATTGAGGAAGGCGAAGCGATCCGCAAGAAAGTAGACCGATGTTTGCACCCGGCCGCGCTCATTCGTGTAGGCGCCGAGCGCCATGCCAGCCGCGTATACCTTGCCGTCTTGGGCGACCTGCGTCTGGACAGACCAGGTCGCCCGCAGACGTCCATCTAGGCTGGAAAGTGCCGTGCTAGTCTGCTTTACAGCCGTTGCACTCGCACCATTTGCTGCAATCGCATCTTCGACCCGACGAGCCAATGCGCCATCCTGGTTAAGGCGCTCCTCTCTTTCCTGATCCAGCTTCGCAGTGACCGTATTGATGTTGCGCTCCATCCCCGAAATGGTCTGCGTCAAATCACGCGTCAACTGCTCCGGCCCGATCTGGCCACTCAAGTAGTCAAGAATCTTGCCCGCATCGCTACTTGCACTACCCAGCACGCCCTGCCCATCGGGATACCATGGTCCCAACTGTCCAGCCACATCGCGTATTCGCCCCCAGAACCAAATTCTCGTACCATGGCTCAGGCCGAATCGGGTAAAGCGGCTTTGAGGCAACCGAAACTCTCCCATCAACGAAGCATCCCCGAGGTTGGGAGTCGAAGACTCCCAAATCTCGACTGAGCTCATCCATGGGGCGTCCGGCACAGTCCACGCCAATTCAATCGCCATCACTTGGCTTATCGTCGTCAACGCGGAGAGCTTTGGCGGTGGTGCGGCGCTTGCGCTAACGTTGCCCTGCCAAGTCTTCCACGGCCCGGACAATGCGCCGATACCACGAACCCGCACCTGCCAGGATCCCGCGCGAAGGTAAACCTCTAGACTCGGTAACTCGGCCATCCCCAGAGGCTGCCAATGTACGCCTCCATCGTCACTGGCTTCAAACTCGTAGCGATAGGCACCGGAGGCCGGCGTGGCTGATACGATCTGTTGTCCTGGTCGAGGACCGGAAAACACCGTCACGCTATCAACAATCGGCCCCAGCGGTACGATGGGTAGCAAAGAAGGAGAAGCGAACTCAGGTTCCTGCCCACCCAGTTCCGCTGTATGCACCGATGGCGCATAGTTCACCACGTTTAGCGTCCATAACCCAGCCTCGCTCGGCACCGCCCGCATTACCTGGGCAAGCAATGCCCGCCGCTCGCCTGGACCAAACGTGTAGTGGGTAGGCTCTTCAGCTTCCCCTGTCGAAACATACAAACCTTGCCCATCAACCAAATCCGCAATGCGCATCTCACGCTCGTGCGAGCCCGGCTCGACGCGAAAAGGTCCGGCGGGTCCGCCATCTCGGCCGCGCAAACTGATATAGTGGTTCTGGCCTTGCCACCACTGCAAAGGCTCGGACGTAGTAAGCAGAAGCGCACGAGGATCGTAGTCTTCCACGATTCCCGACAGCCCCCACTTGGGAACATCATGGCTGATCTCGACTAGATCGGCATAGCCCGGAATGGCTCCTTCCAGTTCCGTCTGAAAACTTGCAAAACGACGCTGGTCCCGGTTGCGGGCCAATAGTGCCATGCCCTCACGCCATGCCTGCGCACGCCCCGTCACACCCACTAGACGCAACCGATAAGGCCGCCGTTTGGCCGCACCGGGCCAAGCACACTCCACCTCGTCGTCCTTCCACGTCCTCTCGTTGACGAACTCGACAATGATGTAGTCTGGGTCGTCATGCGCTGGAAACACATAGTCAACGGAGAACGAACGCGTCACGATGTTGGCGGGCGTAAACATCTGCGTTCGCACGGACTTGGGCTCATCTCTGATGACATCTATCACGCCAGCGTGATAGATCGGTAGCGCCCGCCCAGCACGGGCGATCTGCGTCACTGCTTCCCAAAATGTCGTACTGACGTCAAAAACGCCGTCGAACCAATCGCCCCGCTCATCCCAGACTTTTGCCAAGCGATAGAGTGCCGCCAGATTGATGCGGCTGTCCGGCAGTCCTCGTCCATACTCCCGGTCCGTGCACGCATCGGCGATCGCCCAGGCAGGATTACGAGTAGGTTTGAGGTCCTGGGACCACCCTTGGACCGGATCCCAGGTTCGCAACCGCCGGGTGGCGATAATATTGATCCGCCGCGCGGTGGTTTGGTTCAGATTACCCGTCGCGCGCATAGCTACCGCCAGCATCGTGACGTTTCCATAAGTCCGCTGAGATGGCAGGTAGGACCGCAACCCTAACCATGTCACGTCGCGGATCATACGGGTAGCGCGCTCAGCAAGGTGGCCAGAATTTCGCTCTACGCTAATCTCCCAGCGACCAGGCTCTACCTTGTACCGAAATGTCCGGTATTGGGGCGTAAGTGTTGCCGCGACAATGTTCTCCCTACCCAGAACGATCGTAGTACCAATCGGCTTTCCTGAATCATCGATTTGGCGCGCGTACACATTGACGCCGGTGCCAGCCGATTCCAACGTCCCATCATGCGCCGCGTAGAACAACCCCTTTGGCAGGAGGATATCTATAGCGATTTCACTAGCCAGGGTACCCGGCGGGTTTGCTGCGAACGGCCCTTTGGGCCCGGCTCCTTCCACATTGATCGCAGGTAACTCAATACCTTGTACTTCCGCAGAAGTGACGACATTGTCTGGAAACAGCGTCACCTGCCCGCCAGGCTCCACCACCTCATACTCGACCTCCGAAAAATTTCCTATCGGAGTCTCTTCGATTCGTATCTCTTCAATTTCATAGCGCCCTTGTCCAACGCAAAACAACTGGTAGAGATGGGTCTGATTGTTGACCATCTCCGTGTAGGGTTGCGCAGCAAAATCGAGGTACGAACGATACCTGCCGTAGCGAGCAGGTATGGCTTCCATTGGACGCGCCATATTGCCCTGTGCGCTTAACGTATAGGTGGGACTGGCTTTCTCACGCTGCAGCGAGCCTGGCAACCGTGCTGGTGGAAAAAGCGAGTTCACCACCATCCCACCGACCAGACCAACGGCCGTCGCCGCTCCAGCACCAACAGTCAAAGCAGCGGCGCTAGTCGCCGCAACCCCGGCAGCGCCGGCGTACGCAGATGCCGCCCATGCTCCTACACCCGCCGTAGCTGCAGCCAGTGCCGCCATAGCGACCACTTGCAGCGGATTAGAGCCCCCACCCCCAGCCGGCAAGACAACGACCGCCACGACATCATGCTTTCTCAACCGAACGTGCCACGCCGACTGAACCTTCCAGCTTCCATTGAGCTGCACGACAAAGGTCCGTGTGCGCACAAGACTCTTGCCCCGTCCGACGATAAAACCTTCCCGCCGCAACACCGTATCCAGGCGGACACCTTGTGGTGCCACGATGGTTTCTTGCCGCAAATGTGGCCGAAACGGATCGCGCTGTATCGTGATATCAGGCATGGATTCGATAGAAGATAGGCTGAGAAAAACCCATCGTGAACAGCGCGCGCATGGGAGAAAATATGACGCCCCGCCCTTCTAGCGCATGCAGTACGCCACCGCCGTCAAGGTCAAGATAAATGCCGACATGCGGATCATTTCCAGCACGCAACATCACACCATCGCCATGCTGAGGATGAGTCACAATCTTCCAGGCCCCCGTGCGCATCTTGTGCGCATACAGCGCACGTGCTTGCTCACCCAGCGCAGTTTCAGGTATACCGCCTTCAAAGTATCGCTCTCGACATTCCCTCAACAGGCCCCAGCAGTCATAAGCGTCTGGTCCTCGCCCACCCAAACGCCACATCAAGCCGATGTAGCGATTCACATCGCTGCTGGTCATCGGAACAACCCCGGAAAGCGTTCACGCACGTAGCGCTCATGTGGAAACGCCCAGTTATGGACATCAGAAAGCGTCGCTGTTCCAGACACGGAAGAACCCGTCACTGTCACCTTGTTCAATTCCATTGTGATAGGCGGGTTCATTTGAGGCATGCTAAGGTCCGTCGACAAATACGGACGATAGGTAACGTAGATGGGAAACCGTGACTGCACAGCCGCTTCGACATGATCGACGATCTGTTCGCTGGCACCGTCTATGGCAATAAGCAGCGATGGAACCTGACCTTCTTCAAAACCGGGCAATCGGAATCGGAATGCACCTGCCTGAAACATGACGTCTTGCCCGCCGTCAAGCGGCGCCTCAGTTTCCAAGCGGGCACGGATGTCCTCATACCCGAGCACAACGCGAACAGCGGTTGGCTCTCCATGCGGATCTACGAATGCCGGGTGACGCAGTTCCAACGTATCGAACACCACACGATCTTGCGGCGCACTGGCGTAGGCTTCCTTCAAGGCTTGTTCGAGTGACATGACAAAAGCACGGGACAATATGTAAATGCAACGCGAGAGGCTGCAACGCCATTCCGGCATTGCGCATTACGCATCGCTCATCGTTTCCAATTGACCAGAGACACGCCATAGGTCTCCTGGTATCCGTTCTTCACGGGGAACGGGAAGCAACCACCGAACCTTTCTGAGCTTCAGCCCACCTGGGCCGTTGATGGCCATCAGGAACCATCCCGCATAGCCGTTCAGATCGATGGAGCAAAACCGCTGATAGGCATCGTATTGATCACCATCCAGCACGAAGCTCACGGGTGCATGAATCGGATACACGCGGGAATGTCGCCGGTGTCGGGAACGCCCACTATCCATTTCAGTGCGTTGAAAAGGCGAGATAGGCTGGCGCGAGAATTCCACCAACGGCAAGCCCGCTGGCCAAACTGGAAGGGGCATATACGAAACCTATGCGAGTTGACGGCTCAGCCCGTAACGCCGCTCCAGGGCACGAGGCAAACTGCCCATGCCTGAGTCGATGTCATGGGCGAGCTGGTCCTTTACCTGGCGGAAGATTAGATCGAGGGTCAAGCCGCCGCGAGCGTCAGGCCGCGCACGAACCTGTGGCTGGGACTCCACACCGTGCAGGTTCACTGTCACAGGCGTCGAGGGGCGATAGGAACTGTGTGTCAGTGGTGTGACATGTCCACCGTCCCCACCCGCCAACAGATAGGTGCGGCCGCCCTCGTCATACAACTCCGGACCATTCTCAGCCACTTCATAAAGGCGGCGCGGTAGGGTGGGGCCGCCCATCGCGCGTCTACCAGCCAACTCGGGCATGGCCCAACTGGCCGTAGCCGGAAGCGCTGACCCGAATGCGTTCCTGAACACACTGCCAAGAGCGCTTGCCAACGGCCCGGTTATGCTCTGCCGTACGGAAATGCGCGTCAAGTCTGCAATAATGCTATCGGCGAAGTCGGCAAAGCGAGCCTTGCCCGTGACGACCAACTTGACCAATGCATTCTCAGCCCCTGAGAACGCATTGGCGAATGCGCTGCGCGTTAACTTCGCGACATCGCTGACCAGTTCAGCGTAGTCGTTGAACGCCTGCCTCGCCCCTTCCTTCCAGTCCTTTTCTAGAAGCCGCGCCTTGTTATAGTGGTCGGCCAGCAGTTCCAGACGCCGCTCTAGGCTCTGTTTGAGCACACGAACGCGATCCGCATATGCTTGTGGGGTTATTTCTTTCGCCTCGTTCTGCTCTGCTGCGCGCTGCACTTGACGCTGAAAGTCGCGGTAAATCTGCTGCTGAGCGTGTAGTTGCTCGCGCAGGCGTGGACTGGCCGTCAAACCTGCCAACAGGTCGTTGTAGCGCTGTTGGTCAGCAATGAGCGTCTCCTGCGCCGAGCGCTCCAGCACCTTCAGCTGAACCGCTTCCTTTTTTAGGGTGATCTGGTCCGCCAGTCCGGCGTTCAACTCCAGCTGCTGCCGGAGGGCCTGTTCGTTTGCCAGGACGCTCTTCTCGTCCGCGCTGAGCTGGTCCCTTGCCTTCAGATCCGCGATCCGCTGTTCGAACTTGACCAGTTCCTGGCGCGCTGACGTGATCTTGACGGCACTCTCCAGCTGAGCCCGCAGAGCGGCTTCCTGCTCGCGGGCGCGCTCCAGCTCCCGGACACCAGAAGCAACAGCTCCCTTCGACCCGGCGAACTGCCTCTGGATCTGCGCCACTCGAGCGACGTGCAGCTTCAGCGCCTTTTTATACTCGTCGCTGTTTTGCTTGAACTCGGCTGTTGCCTTTTTGAATGCTGCGTTCTCTGCCTCCATGGACGCCGCCAGTGACGCACCCTTGTGCGACTCCAAATAGCTGTCCAGGTCTTTGCGAGCCTGAATACCGCGCGCGACGGCGCCAGCTTGGTCGGCGCGAGACTTGGCCGCGGCCTTTTGCCACTTGTCCAACTCCTCGAGGCCGGCGATCTCGCCACGCAACTGCTTGATCCGGTCGTCATCGAGGAAGGTGCGAAAGCGCGAGGTCTCCAACGACTGGAGATTCTTCCGTGCCTGGGCCAGCTTCTGTTCAAGCGCCTCTTCACGACCGACCGCCAGCATGGCGTCCCAGGCGCCTTTTGCGACGTCGGTCACCGCTTTCCATGCACGTTCCAGATCGCCAATGTTCTCAACGACCTGCGGGTAGCGCTCCTCCATTGCCTGTGCGTAGGTGTTCAGCGCCAGCCGCGCAGCGTCCTGAGTCCGTCCCTCGGCCTCCAGCGCCTTTACCTGGTCATAGACCGCCAGCGTCAGGAAGTGGTAGCGCTCGTTCAGTTTAGTCAGGGCCTCGGCGGGCGCGTCAGCGATCCGCTCATAGTCCTTGACCATTTCGTCGACGCTGCGCCCAGTGGCGGCCTCGGCCAGTACCGCAGCACGGCCCAGCCCCTCAATCGAGTCGCCGGCGATTTTCCCGGTCTCGACCAGCTTCGTTAGGGCTGCAGCAGCGTTTCCGGTGGTGCCCTGAATATCGGAGATCCGATTCGCCATGGCGGCGAGCTGGCTTTCCGTCACGCCGGCCGCGTTGCCAGTCAGCGTGATAGCGGCAGTAAAGCGCCGCCCTTCCTCTGCCCCTTGTTGGTACGCCACTGCTAAGGCGACTGCACCCGCGGCCGCCGCGGTAAACGGCGTGATGAGGCTGGCGACATAGCCACCCACGGCCTTTATCGCCGGCCCAATGCCGCCGAAGAGGTCTTTCAACTGACCGCCTTGCTGCAGGAGAACGTAGAAGGGAGACTGACCCGTGGACAAGCCTACTGCGATATCTGTCATCTGCATCGGCAGTGAACGCATGGCCGTCCGCATTTCGCCCACCGACAGAGTCGCTGCGGCGGTCTGAGCCTGAGCGGCCTTGGCCGCCTTGCCCATGGCTCCAAGTCCTGTAGCTGCCGCCTTTCCCGCCGTACCAACCTTAACCGTCGCCTGCTCAGCTTTCGCGCCGGCCGCCGCCAGCTTGTCAAGATCAGTAGACGCACCTTTGACTTGGGTGCTGTCCACGCGCAGTACGAGAGAAGCGACTTCATCAGCCATAAGGAACCGTTTACACCCAGCCGGGGGTTACTTCTTGTTCATCATCCGCAGGGCTGCGGACTCCATGACGCGCACACCGTCGAACACATCGATCTCTTGTTCCGGCGGGACGCCAAGCATACGCATGACACCTGCGAGCGCGCCGTAATCGAGGCCAGTTGGCCCGGCGAAGCCAATGCGCCACTGTGAGCCCATCGCTTCGAATACCACCTTGGGCATCACGTTGTCCGGCCACAGTTCGATTACCGCGGCGGGGAAATCGTCTGGTCTCAAGCCAAACTCGGCCAATTGGGCCTTATCCGGCATCGGCCGGTACATTTCCTCCGCCGCGGCTATCAGTTTTTTCGGCGAGCCTGCAGCAACTCGAGGCTGTATGCCTGCACTAATGCCGGTACTGCGCCCTGGTAGTTCTGGATCAAAAGCCCGACTGCCTCGTCGCTGAATTCCATGTCGGGGCCGTCCCAGCCGGCGATCATCTCGTTCACCAGTGCGATATCCTGGGACGCCTCCGACTTGTCGGCCCGCTCCAGGAAGTCCTTCATCTCGTCCCGTGATTTGTGCCTGAACGTGACCTTGATATTGGCTGGCTCTTCACCATGCCGGGGTATTTCCACCGGTACTGTGAAGGTCGGAGCCGGCTGGAGCTTGAATATGATGTTGCTCATCTCTCCCCCTCATCACGCCAGCGGCGCATAACGTGTGAAATCAGACATCATGGAGAACGTGGCGGTGTTCTGCATATTCACGTCCAGCTCCATCGACGGGTCCGAATCGAAGGACGGGTACACCAGGTAGTACAGTTCGTCGTGGTTGGGCAGCTTCGCCCTCAACACAACCGCATCTTTAGCCGCGTCGGCTTCTTTCAACGCCTCATACCATGCCAAGGCGGGGTCGTAGTCCAGCGTCAGAGTGATGAACTTGGCGCTCTTGTAGGTCGGGCGTTGCCGTTGACGACTGTTGCGGTCTTCGACGTACCTCCATTGATAGAACTGCTGTTCACCTCCTGTCTTGGCCACATTGGTGACCTGTGACAGGTCTACCCATGTCGAAACTGGCGTTGCCGTGCCAATACCCTGCCCCTTGGAAAACCGACCGACCTTCGTCGTATCGATCCCCTCCAATGCGAATGTGTTTGATGCTGTGTTGACCGCACGTACAACACGTTCGTTCAGCTCCGGCCAACCGGACTTCATGATCAGGATCGTGCCTGCCTTCGGCGGACTCGTCGCGCTGGCGACGGCAGGATTGGCATTAGTAATTGCAGAAACAGCAACAGCCGCACCCAATCCAGTAGATACCGAGAAGACGGTGCCGTTGGGGAATATTGCGCTGATGATAGTTCCTTAGGGGGCCAACGGCCCCTCATCGAAGCCCAGAGGGCAATAAAAAACCGCCATGTGGCGGGTTCCAGTTGCGCCCTTACGGGCCATCGGCATACGCCGAATCTTCAGATCGAGCATCCTTCGTGCAGCTTCCGCTTCTTGGCTACATACGCCGCATGAGCTACGGCGGGGTCATCGAACAGCCCGACCTCGTGTGCCTTCCCCGCAACCTGTACGCGACTGCGCCATTTCTTCGCACCTCGCTCCCAATACACCCCTAGGTAGCCTGATTTATTGTCAGCCTGGGGGTGTCGCCGGTTCTGCATATTCACGGCCTGAGGGACATCCCGAAGGTTTGCAATGCGATTGTCTGAGCGGTCGCCATTCATATGGTCTATATGCTGTGTGGGCCATGCTCCGTGCATATATAGCCAGGCAAGCCTATGCGCCAGATACCGCTGTCCGTCGATGCCGACGCGCTGATAACCGTTGGCGGTGGCATGGGCCGCATCGTCGCCCACATTGTGACGCTGGGCGAGGCGGACCAACCGCGTGAACTTGCCCGTTTCGGGGTCGTAATGGACAACTGAACGCAGTCGTTCCGCCGTGATTCTGGCTTCGTTCATTGCTATTTCACTCCGGGTAAAACTGGACGTCATATCCCAGGGATATGGGCACGGTGTGATCGGCGTCTCCCGTGGTGGGCTGTCCGTTACTGATCGGTGTGCGCACGCGCACCGCGAGGCCGCCGGACTGCATGACCAGGTTCACGGGGAACAGCGCGTCAAGCTCCGCCGCAACCTGCTCCGCGCTGCGCGACCCGTCGCCGATCGGCATCACCACGTTCACCTGGAACACGCCGCGGTACTGCCGGTGATCGCCGGCGGCGTCCCGGCTGATGGTCGCGGCGGGCATGACATAGGCGCGCAGGTAGACCCCAGCGGCGGGCGGCGTGAACTTCGTGTTCTGCCACGCCACGGGCAGCGCCGGCGTGCGGGCCTTGGCCCAGTCGCTCAGCCGCTTCTCGAAAGCGGCGCGGATCAGGTCCTGGCTCATTTGTTCGCATCCTTCGCCGCCTGGCTCACGTATTGCTGGAATTCCTGCACCGTCAGCTTGACCATGCCCTGGGGAGCCTGCTTTGACCACCCGTTTTCCAACCGCACCGCATAGGGCAGCGAGTTGGAAAGGTAGGTCACACCGCCAGCGGCGGTCTGCCGGATCTCTGCGACGAGGCGATGCAACGTCACCTGCCCGCCTGGATCGATCGCCATGGTCGTGCCGCGCTGCACGCCCGCCGCCGAGAATTGCCAGTTCGCCCGGAACCGGCCGGTGTCGACGGGCGACTTCAGGATCACGCCCTGGGCCAGCAGCACCGTGGCCTGGCGCGTCGCGGTGTCGACGTTGCCCTTGGCGCGCGCGACGAACTTACCGAGATCAGCGGTGAAGCTCATGCTTGCCTCAACTGCAGTTCGAACAGCAGCACCAGGCCGGCTGGCGCCAACGTCTTGACCGTCACCACGCGCCAGGTGGCGCCCAGCGCCAGCACTAGGTCGGCCGGCTTGGGCTCGGGCATCGCGCCGCCCGCGGCCAGCTCCGGCGCCAGATACATCTGCTTGTCGCCGGTCTCGATGACGGAGCCGGCCATGTTGGCCAGGCCCGCGGCCTGCGCGGTGTAGTCGAACAGCGCGCCAATGCCGTCGTTGTCCACCGTGGTGGTGGACGCCTGACCAAGATCCGGGTCATACTCGCCCGTCACTATCTGGCGCACAGTCACCGGGCCGCCGAACTCATCCAGCAATTCTTGGGCGGTAGCGGCCATATCGGCATAGTCGAAGGTGGCCATCAGTCGGGCTTCCCTGAAACATTCACGTCCATGATCAGCGTGGCGCGCCAGATCGGCTCATCGGTACCCGCTTCCAGCTTCACCGCCACCAAGCCTGGAATCGGTGCGCCGTCCGCCGTGTACAGCCGGATGCCGCGGCAGTCCTGCAAGCCTGGCGCATCGGTGGGCGTCGGTAGAACCAGGCGAAGGAAGTTGCCCATCTCAGCACCTCACCAGCTTGACCGACGAGCCGTAGGACGACAGCCAGCGGCGCAGCATGGCCGTCACGCCCGCATAGCGCGTCTGGCCGTCGTTGCGCGCGCCGGCGGCGTTGGCGTACTTCGTCGTGATCGGGCCGACGGTCTTCTCGATAGCGGCGCCCACCGTGGTGCCGCTGACGTCCTGCCACAGCGGGCTCTTCAGCGCACGCGCCGCCAGTTCGCAGCAGGCGTTCACGACCTCGCGCGGCACGCCGGTGGCGACCGTGCGCGGCCATTCCAGCGCCTGGATGTCGGTGGCGCGCTCGCCGCGGTAGGTGTATTCGCCATCCAGGTACAGCGTGGCGTTGCGCAGCGCGGCTTCCAGTGCCGCAGCCTCGCCGGCGAAGGCCAGGCCATGGTCGGCTGCATAGGCCTGGCAGTCCGCCACGCTCACGTAGCTGTCCGCGTTCGCCAGGCCGGATCCGTCTTCGACGATCAGGGGCATTGAGGTATCTCCACAGGCTGACGGAAGCCCCCGCGTGAGCAGGGGCGACCGTCAAACGGCGGTCAGGCCTTGGCCGGATCCTTGACCGGGTCCTTGGGCGTCGGCTCGAGTTCCTTCTCCTTGGCGGCCTCGGCCTTGCCCTTCGGCCGGTACTCCGGCTTCAGGGTGACCTTCGGCACGTCCTTGGCGGCCCCCTTGCGGTCCTCGGTGGCGTTGGCATCGACGATGCGCACGCCTGCCTTGGCGGCCTCGGCCTTGACGTCCTGCTCGTAGCGGTAGAACGGGCCCGGCAGGTACCAGATGGGCAGCTTTGCTTTCATGGTGTCCCCTTACTTGGAAGCGTCACCGATGGCGATAACGCCGGCGGTGTGCTTGATATCGGTAGCCACTTTGTCCCAGTTGGTGCCCGTGGCCAACTCGGCGTCGGTCGGCGACTTGCCGCCGGTGGCCTCGTCCCACGTGTAGCCCTTGAGGCCCAGACCAAATGTGTAGTCCGCCTGGAAGGTGGTTTCGATGCGCTCCTTGCCGTTCGAGGTTTCGATGTTGGTGATCAGATCGCCGCCATCAGACACTGTTGCAGCGCCGGCCACCAGACCCAGCACCTTCTGCAGGTTGGGCGTGCCCGTGGCATAGAGCGCCGGCGCGTCAGTTACCACCACAGTCTTGCCCAGGATGTCCACAACAGTGACCGCACCGTACTCGAACAGTTGCTGAGCGTTGACAAGATTCTGGCCGATCAACTTGTGGTAGACCTGGCCGCTCATCACGTTGGCGACGATCAGACCGGAGCTATCGCCGAACTTGGCATGAGCGTCGTTCAGCACCGAGTAGTTCAGTCCGGTCTTGGCCGAAACGTTGACCGTTGCCAAAGCCTGATTACTGATGGCGGCCACTAGCGCGGCAATGGCGGTATTCAGCTGGTCCTGCAAGAGCGCCTCGGCGAAGTGGCGCGAAGCCACCTCGATGCCCTCCGCCGTAGGCTTCTCCAGCCATGTCATTTGCGACGGCTCGTAGCGGATCGGGCCGAAGCCGCCCGCGACCTTCACCGAGCTGTGCTTCAGCTGGGTCAGATCGGTGGGCGAGGCGCTGCCATTGGCAGCATAGCGATCGACACGACGACGGGCGCCGTGGATGGCTTGGTAGAACGATTCCTGGAGGAAGTCGCCTTCGAAGCCGGCCGTGGTCAGCATGATCGCGCCGCGCGAGGCAGCATTGAACTTCTGGATCTGCTGCCCCAGCGTCTCGATGATCGCGGGCATGAAGTACTTGTTAAAAACCTGCATCTGCGAGATAGACATGAATTCTCCTCTATCGTTGTGCGGTATCAGCCCGAAAGCTCGGGGAATTTGGCCTTCAGGGCTGCCACGCGATCCTCGCGCGAGCCGCCCATGTTGCCCGTGCACTTACCGCCACCGTTTCCGCCCTGGCCGCCACCGCCGGTATTCGCGGGTGCAGTAATGAAGTGCTTGCCCTGATCGGTGCTCGCCCATTCCATGACGTGGTCGTCCAGTAGCTTGTCACCGATTACCGCTGCACCGTCCTTGATAGACGTTTGGCTGCGCAGCATTGCTTTGACGGCGTCCATGAAGTGCGGCGCCACGCCGGCCTTGGCCAGCGCGGTCGACAAGCCGCCATCGATCAGGTGCTGGGTCAAGGCGCCCTCCTTTTCGGTCAGGTCCTTGGTCAGCTTTTCGATCTGGCGGGCGCTGTCCTTGGTCGCCTTCTCCAGCTTGCCGGTCAGCTCCTCGACTTGGGTCTGGAGCCGGGCGTGCTCTTCGGGGTCGATCTCGGAGCCCTTGGCTTTCGCCTTCGCCGTGCGCAGCTCGGCGATCAGCTCCTTGTTCTTGGCGCTCAGCGCCTCGGTAGCCTCGGCAGTCACCTCTTCGATCAAGGCTTTGACTTCGGGGTCGTTACGGTCAAGCGGCATGGTGTTGTCCTCTGGACGGTTGCAGGGCACAGCCCCAAATACAAAAGCCCCGCCGACACAGTCGGCAGGGCTAAGAAAGAAAAAAGGCCCGCGCAGTGGCGGGCCGGACGGGAATGGCTCAGATCATTTCAAAACGACGCGCTCACCGCGCACGAAACACAGCGCGCACAGCAGTACCTTCGTTCCGCCCGACCACGAGCGGCCAGACTCGAACACGCCAATGCGGGTCTCAATGACCTCGCGTGCACCACAGCGGTGACACTGGATCATGTCTTTCGGCTTCGGCAGGGCCTTGATCCGCTTCCGGATACGGTCCTTCTCCGTTTCCGCCGGCTTGGGAGCGTCGGGTACGAGGTGGAGAGGCATGCACACTATTTTACGCCGGCCCGGGCAAACGCGGCAGCATCCTTACGCCTCAGCTCGGCCAGCGTGAGATATACGCCTCGGTCGTTGTAGAAACTTTCCAGCTCAACCCCCCCCTTGCGGAACAGCGCGCCGCGGGTCGGACCCAGGATATCGTCCTGGATCGCGGCGGGCTGCCTGCGGAGCCACTCCGCATAGGTCGTTGTCGCCCGCACTTGCTCGCCCTTGCCGCGCGCGCTGTCTCGGTAGTCCTTCGCCGCTCTGGTGCCGATGAGCGGGTCATCTTCCATCCCCTTCAGGATCGGCACTGAGCCGCTGCGGCAACACCAATGTAGCTTGCCAGGGCCAGCGCCCCAAGGGACTCGGTGGCCGATCGGTTTGTGATCAGTCGTGTACTGCAGGCCATCGCGCAGCCGGCACATCTGGCTGGTGCGCGAGTCCAGCGTACTGACCCAGACCAGCGCGCCGATGATGTCGTCGTTGGCCTCGTACCAGCGATCTCGGGCAAGGCCGGCCGTGTGGCTGATTGCAGTGCGCACCACGGCTTCGGCGTTGCGTCGGTCGATCTCCAGCAGACCGTCAGCATAGCCCTTCGCCCGAGTGCCGCGCACGCGCTGCACCACCTGCTGAATGGTCTGTCCCTCCACATAGCCCATGCGCACGGCATCGCGGATTCGGCTGGCGCGCCCTGACTCGAGACCGGCCATCCATTCCCGCAACAGGCGCCCCTGGAATGGTTGAGCCATAGCGCCGACATAGACCTGCCCGGCCGTGACACCGCGCGTGGTGAACTCGATGCCCAGCGATTCGAATAGCTGGCTCTGGTAGCCGACCTCGTAGCCAGCTAGGTCACGCAGATCCTTCTCCAACTCGCCGCGCACCTGCCGGTACGCCTCGGCGTTCAGGTTACGGACGTCCTTCAGCACCGCATCCAAGCGCGCCACCGTAAAGGCGCTGGCTGGCAGACGTTCCATGGCCCGGGCCACCTGCTCGGCCAGGTCGATGTCGACGCGGTTTAGCAAGGCAATAATCCGACGCACCACCCCGTTGCTGTAACGCACCAGGTCGATGGAGTGCCGGACGGTGGCGTCATACAGCTCTGTTTGCAGGCTGGCCATCCTGGCCTCCCAGCGTGCCCAGCGCCGGGCCGGCAGCTTCGATGCGGGCTTGCTCTTCCTCGAATGTCACCCCGTCGTCGATGATGCCGCCGCGGCGCATGTTGTCGTAGAACGTTTCCGGGCTGATCGCCGCGGCCTGCAGCGCGCCCACCAGGGCGGTCAGGTCCTGGGCGGTCAGGCCGACCGGGAAGAACTCAGTGTTCAGCTTCACCTCGACGGTGCCCGAGCCGGCGCCTGCCCACTCGGCGGCCCAGCGGAAGGCCTTGGCCAGCGACCGACCCACGCCCAGGGCGATGCCGCCCAGCACGCTGTTCTCGCCGGCTCGGTGGATCTTGGCCGTCTCGGCCGCCTCGGCGTCGCGCTTCTCCGGTGCCAAAATGCGGGCGCCCAGGGTGGCCATCATGCCCTCCTTGCGCTCCAGGCTGACCTTGATGCTGTCCAGGCCCTGGCCGGAGAACTCCAGGTACTGAGCTCGCGCCTCGGCCTCGGAGAATACCCAAGCCTCGGAAGAGCCGATCTTCAGGGACTGGCCAGCCTGCAACTCATGCCCGGTAACAACCGCCGTGGGCAGCGCCGTGAAGTGCAGCGCGTGCTCGTAGTCGGCCGTGCCACGGTAGTGCGACATGTTCACATCGACCAGGTCGAGTAGCACAGGCTTCTGTGGGTCGATCGCTTCACCGTTGCGCCCTATCAGGACGAAGGGGATGTAAGGCAGCCGCTTGCCGTTCATCATCGGCGTGTACTCGAATGCCGGCGTGTTCAGGTCGGTGCGGTAGATGCGCACACGATAGGCACCGTCCGCCAGGTCGAGCACCCGGTACTGCGTCTTCTCCTCGGCGGTGAACTCGTCCTTCTGCTCGGTGTAGGTCTCGGCCAACACCACCAGCACCAGCTGGTTCACGCCGCTCACCCGGGCCGTGCGCCAGTTGATGATGGCCTCGGCCTTGTAGGTGGCCAGGTAGGGCCGCAGGCCGACCGCCTGGGCCTGGCCCACGGTCATGAACTCGCCGCTGGCCACCGGGTAATCCACCAGCACGCCCACGCGGGTGACGTCGATCACCTCCTTCACCACGTTCTCGATGAACGTGTCTACCGGCGTGCCCGCTAGGTCGGCGTCCTCGATCATCGGCTGCAGCGCCGCCGGCAGCGTCACGGTGGGCTCCTTGCGGAACACCATGCCGATCAGCGCTTCCTCGGTGCGGGCGGTGGCGCCGTAGAACAGCGCGCGGCCCTTGTAGGCGTCGTACTCCTCCTGCTCCTGCCCTGCCAGCTTGGGCAGGTACTTGGTGCCGGCCGCATGCACGGCGTCCTGGCCCTGCAGCGCGGTTCGGCAGCGCTCCCATCGCGGCTGGCTGGCCGTCCAGAGAGGGTGTTTGCTGTCGACGGGCATGATCAGGTTCCTGTGAGTTTGATGCGGCTCATGCCGGTGGGCGTGATCGGGTATCGGTGCACCAGGAAGTAGCCCTGGGCGTCGTTCGGGTGGTCGTGCCCCGTCGACTTGTCCGGCTCCCCGTTCTTGTCGTAGGCCTGCTGCTCCAGCGCCTCGGTCAGCGTCGGGCACCGGTCGGTATTGACCAGCCAGCGCCGGGCGCCTTCGTCGTTGAGCAGCATGCCGTTCACGGCGTTGATTCGGTCCTTCACGGCCGGGTTTCGGCTGTTCACCCGAACGGTGAACCCCGCCTTGCGCAGGATGCTCAAATCCGACTCACTGGCGTTTTTGCTGCTGGTATTCCCGCCGCTGGCGTCGGGGTAGATCGTGACGCCGTGGCCCTTGTCCTTGAAGCGCTCCTTGAGCATGCGGGCCATTTCCGGCGTGTCGCGCACCTTCGTCAACTCTCCCACCGTCAGCGGCAAGCCGGCCCGGATCACGTTGACCGTCGCCGTCATGTTCAGCACGTTGAAGTCCATGCCGATGTGCAGCTCTTCGTGCGGCTCCTCGGCGGCGTCCGTGTGGTGCAGGCGCCGGTCAAAGTTGGGGTACACGCTACCGCTGGTCAGGTTGGTGAACTGGCCACGCAAATACGCCGCGATCAGCTGCGGCGGATAGCTCGCCCGCAGCGACGGGATGTAGTCTTCCGGCAGGTTCTTACCGTTCTCGTAGGTGCTGGCTTGCACCAAGCCGTACAAGGCAACCAGATCGGGCCGCTCGCGCACCTGCTTGACGAACTGCTGGTAGACGAACTTGAACCCCTCGGGCGTCGTCGTGACGTCCACGCCGTTGATCAGGCCGGGCGCGGTGTGGCGCAGGCGAGCAATGATCTTTCGCCAGGCCAGCGCGGCCTTGTCCGTCTTCATGACGTCTAGCTCGTCGATCAGCCCCTTGCCGATCTTGAAGCCCACGATGTCGCCCGGCTTCTCCATCGACCGGCAGATCACCGTGCCGCGGTACTTGCGGCCAGCGAACAGGTGCACCTCCTTGTTCGACTCGTTGATCTTGGCTGCCAGCCCCCAGTCGTGGGCCACCTCCTCGATCGTCGGGTAGAAGATGTCCCGGATCTGTCCGTAGGTCGGCGCGAAGTAGCCAGAGTTGACCCGGGGAAACTCCCAGGCGTGGCGACACAGTCCGGCGCCACCTACCCAGGTCTTGCCGCTGCCGAAGCCGGCGACGAACGCGCGGAACTTGTGCGGCAGCGCCAGGAACCGAGCCTGGGGCTGATTAAGGCTCGGCATCGGGGACGCTCGCGTCCTTGACCTCGATCACGACCTTCACCGGCGGCGGCGCGTTGTCGTCGTTCGTGGAGTCCGGCTTGTCCCGCCAGCTATCCGGCGACCGATTCTTCAGATAGAAGATCATTGCGGTGACGTTTCCGCCCACTGCCGCGTCATACAGCGCAGACGACACATCCGCGATGCCGAGCGCCTTCCCTTTTTTAAGGGCCGCCTGGAGCTGTTCATTGCTCGCCTTGTGGCGGCGTAGAGTGCTGTAGGAAATTCCCAGCGCGGACGCAATCTGCTCTTCGTTCAAGCCCTTAGAGGCCAGCGCCTCTATCTGCCCTAGATCGGGCAGTTCTTTCTTCGGTCGTGCCATAAGCTCGCGGTCCCTCTGGGAGCGACGCCGCAGGCATCGATTCCGCGTTGAAAGTGATTCAGGATGCGCCCATCCGACTTACCCGCCAACGGAGCGAGCTGGGCGTGTGCGGTTCTCGTCTACCAGATCCAGCGACGAGGCCGGGGAGAAAGCCCCGCGCGCTTTGATATCCCGCGCGGGCGCCCGTCTGGCTAGGCGGTGTCCTGGGGCGGTGATTCTTGACAGTCCCGAGCCCGCAAAGCAAAAGCCCCGGCCATCGGCTCGGGGCTTCGTTTCTGACGGACGCACAGCGCCCGCCATGGGCATCGGGTCACGTCCTTAGACGGTAGTCGGTCTGTCTTGGGCTGGATTATGCATAACAACGGCGTAGCGTGCAACAAAATCCTCGAAGTTGCTGACCGCCCGCACCAGCACGTCGTCGTATTCGCGCGATCGAAGGTCCAGCGCGCGACATGTTGCCCGCCAGTACGAGCGCGTCACGTAGTGGGCCCGCAGGATGTCGCGGTGCTGATGCAGCATGCGGTAGACCGAGTTGCGCCAGGCAGCCTCGATGAGACCTGCGTCGCTCTCGTCGAGCTCGCGCATATCTTCCTCGCCTCCCCATGCGCCCTGTCCTGCCCGCTTCGCAAGCCTGCGGCACACCTCGTAGGTAGGCGAGACAGCGTAATGCGGCCGGCTACGCATGACTTCGCCCCAGTTCTCGAGGCGGGCATGGAAGTCTGATGGCAGGCGATCCAGCAGCAGCTTGGGCGTCTTCATCGACCTCGTTCCTCGAAAAGTCGGCACCGCTGGCCTACCTGCATGCCATGACCGCAAGCCAGAATGCGGCGCCCGTCGAATTCGCTCTTGACCAAGCGGATATGCGCGCAGCCAGCGCAACTGCGCAACGGCGGCGGCTCTTGGCGGCGCTCTAGCACCTTGAGCGGGTCGCCGCGCTCGGACCGGCGGGCCCACGTCATGCTGCACGCTCCTGCGCTACCGCCCAGCTCAGAATGGCCAGGGCGTCGGCGTCGTTGTCGGTCTCGGGACGGAATCCGCGGGCCTTCGCCTCAGCGATCATGTCGGCCTTGTCGGCGTTGCCCTTCCCCGTCCAATGCTTCTTGATCGTGCCCACACCCACAGGCAACAGGCGCAGGCGATGGCTGTCGGCGAGCATTTCCACGATGCACAGGAAGGCGCCGTAGGCATGCGCCGCGTCCGTGCCGGTGTGCCGCTTCACATCCTCGTAGGCGATGGCGTGCACCTGGCGCTGGGTGATCACCTCGACCAGGAAGGAACGGGCGCGCAGCCAGCGCTGGCCGGGCGACCAGCTGGCGCGCGGCGTGAACACCTCGGTGCCGTGGGAGGTTCGGCCGTCGCGCCCGCGCACCGCCCAGCCCAGCTTCGTGCCCAGGTCCAGGGCCAGGATGGTGACGTTCGGGCCCAGCTCGGGCACCACCGTAGATCCAGCATTGGCGCGGCGTGGCGCGGCGTCGGGGGCCGTTTCAGCACCACCTCGCGCCCAGGGATCTGCGACGTCCGTGTTAATTTTTTCGAGGTCGAATGTGGGCACGCGCGCGTGGCTGCCCGCCAGCGTCCCCGCCAACGGGTCCAGCGGAACGCCTGCCGGCTGCCCGGCGATCAGGTCAACGTGCGTCATGCGAGGGCTCCAATCATGTCCAGGGGCTGGCGACGCTTGTCGCCGGTGAATTGCAGGCTGTCGGCGTGGCGCCAGAGCTGGATCCGCCCTTCCCATTCGCCGTGCCGATTCTTGTCGCAGATCAGCAACGTGTCAGGGGAGTCGTGCGTGTCGGCGGAGACTTCTCCGTCCTTGCGCAGCTCGGCCTCGGCGATCCGCTCCTTTTTCTTGTTCCGCCAGACGGTCAGCATCTGGTCGACCTGGTCGACGATGGCCCCCGAGCCCTTGGCCGAGAACTTCCCCGGCACCTGGTCCTCGTTCTCGCCCTTCTTAGCGTGGTGGACCAGGTGGATGTGCATCCGCAGGTCGCGCGCCAGCGTGCAGAGCATGTCCACGAAGTCCTTCTGGCCGTTGTAGTCATCCTCGCCCCGCACGCACTTCATCAGGCTGTCGATCACCATGTGACGGACCTTCAGGCGGTCAGCGCAGTACCGAATCACGGCGTACAGCATGGCCGGCGTCACGGTGCCCTGCTGGTCGTACAGCCACAGCCGGTCCCGCGACCAGTCGATGAGGCGGTCGACGGCCTGCACGCCAGGCCGGGCGTTCATCGCCGTTTGACGCAGCATGCGCTTCAGGGTGGCCTGGGGCTTCATTTCGAACGAGGCGATGCACACCCGCTCGCCCTGGGTAGCAAAGCCGATGCAGGCCTGGCCCAGCAGCTCGCTCTTGCCGTGGCCGTTGATGCCCTGCCACAACGTCACCTCGCCCGGCCGGAAGCGCAGCAAGTCGTGCGTCTTGGACCAGGGCAGCTTGGCGCCCGTGATCTGATCCCCGTGCTCAACGGTGCGGACCAGGTCGTCGCGCCACGCCTCGGCGGCCAGCACCTTGGCCTGCGGCTCGGCCTCGGCCATGTAGGCCTGGAAGTCGACGTCGTTGGAACTGATGATCTGGCTCATACCCGAAGCTCCTGTAGGTCGGCGGCCGGATCCCACAGCAGGATCCCCCACTCGCCCGATGCGATCGCCTTAGCGGGCGAGAAGTCGCGGACGCGGCGCAGCAGCTGCATTGCCCTGGAGCGTGACGGCGCAACGATGTGGACGACCAAGCCGACCACGACGCGCAGGTCCAGCGCCGCGGCGTTCTCGTCATCGTGGATGTGGATGTCCGGGAACCCTACCCAGCGCCCGTTCGTCATCTGCCCGAGCTGGGCTTCGGGGTGCGTGAAGCGCCCGCAGGGCTGTTCGGCAGTCAGGCAGGTCAGCCAGACGTCGGTGGGCCGGTAGCCACCCATGCGGGCAGCGATGAGGCTCTGGTGTCCTATCACACTGCCCCCGTCCATGGCTGGTCGCTCCCCAGGGCCCCCTGCAACGCCGCGTCTGCCTTCGGCGGGTAGAACGTGTCCCAGGCATGCAGGATCGACTGGTCCATCATCGTCGCCACGTCGTGGCCAGCAGCTCGCAGCGCGTCCAGCTTTGTCACGGCCAGCTTGCGGGCTGCGTCGGTCATGGGCTTTTTCTTCTTCCGCCGCATTTCCTCGAACTGCCGCCAGGGGTCAGCAGGGATCCAGTCCGGCAGCCTCCAGCCCTCGGCCCCCGGCAGGGGGCTTTGGGGGTTATCTTTTTCTTCTCTACTCTTCTCTTCTCTAGGCGTCACTTTTGCGTCACGCGTTACGTTACGCGTGACGTTACGCGTGACGTCACTTTCTAGCTTCTGACGCTCGCGATAACGCTGCTGTCGAGCGGCTGATTTCGACTTGGGAGACGCGTCCGGATCAACGTTGTGATCCTCAAAAAACCTCGGAAATACAAGGCCTTCCGCAGTGCTGACGACCCAGCCAACGGCCTCCATTGCAGCGCCCATTCCAGGCAGATCGGCAATGTCGTCCAGCACGCTTGTGGTAACGGCGCGACATACAAGATCGGTGCCTTCGGCCTTGCCACGCAGCCGCATGACACCCCATACCGAAACCAGCGCTCCTACCGTTACGTTACGCATAACGTTACGCGTGACGCTCATGTGACGCTGGCAATGTTGATTCACGTAACGCGCGAGTTCGCCGTCTTCGTTCATCAAGATATCGGCCATCACGCAAATTCTTGGATCCCTGTAGAGATCCGTCCGCATCTTGATCCAGTCATTGGCCATTACGCGGCCTCCTTCATCTTGTCGTCGTTCGCGGTCAACTTCGCAGCGCAAACGGGTTCCCACCGCGTGTAGCCCCAGTCCCAGGTGGCACGCTTGTGCTCGCGGTCAAGGCCGCTCTGGTCGTACAGCGTGTGGCAGTGGTAGCAGGCGGGAACGGTGAAACGGTCAGGCACCTTCAGGCCGGTGCCCTTCCCCTGGTTCTGGTGCGCCGGCACGACCGTTGGGTCGCCCTTGTAGCTGCAGCACCCGGCGAATTGCTGGTAGCAGCGCTCGCCGCGGCAAGCGGCCAAGTACTTGGGGTCGTGATAGCCCGGGCGTTTCTTCGGGGCGCGGCGCTTGATGGCGGCGCGCGCCAGGCCCGTGGAGGCGCGCAGCGGGGTCTTGCGGGACATGGGCGTGCGGCGAGCGAGGTTCATGCCCAGCTCCTGCAATTCGCCACGACCGAGACGTTGGATTCAGACACGCCGAAGGACCGCGCAAGGTCTTTGAGCTTTTCGCCGGCGGCCCGCCGTGCGCGGATCTCGTTGACCTGCGCAATGGTCAGCTTCGCCATGGGATGATGCTCACCGCCCTGCCGCATGCCGACAGCGCGGCCCTTGCGGGCCATGTCTGCCTGGTTCTCAGCGGGCGTGCCCAGGAACAGATGCTCAGGGTTCACGCATGAAGGTGTGTCGCAGGTATGGCACACGTACATCCCAGCGGGGATGTCACCGACCAGCAGGCGGAACGATGCGCAGTGAGCCCCGATGTACTTGCGGTCCAGGTAAAAATTGCCGTAGCCGGTGGCCTTCTTGGCCCCCTTCCATTGCCAGCAGCCCTCTGCGCGCTCGACCTTCGACAGGAATCTTTCGAGGGCAGTCATCAGCGCACCCATCCCGGCACATCGACCGGCTCAGACCACTGCACGCCCTGCTCCGCGCCAAAGCTGTACAGAAATTCGATGGCATCGGACATTTCGCGGATTGTCATGGAGCTGGTGCGCTTGCCCAGAATGACGAAGCCACCGCGCAAACCGGCCGCCATGCGCTTTTCCTGCATGAGGCTGGCCACAACCACCGCCTTCCAGTCACCGACGCTCAGGTGCTCCATCTTGCCGTTCACAGGCCATTCAACCTGGCGCGCGACGTCGGCGAGCATGGCGTGTAGCTTTGCCGACTGGCCCAGCGTGCGCGTGGGTTCGACCGGCGGCGCGAAATAGTGTCCGTCCGGAGCCGCGTCGATGTCGCGGTGCGCGCGCTGGCGCGTGCGGGAGTTCAGCGGATACCGCATGCCTACCTCGTCCCACACTCGCCCATGCCGGCACGCGCGCAGTGGCAATTTGCCCCGATCTTGGCTCCGTAGGCCAGGAAGTCCATGTAATCGGGGCTGGTAACCACCATGCCCAGGACCTCGATCGCAGCGTCGATCTTGTCGATCGTCAGTCCCATCTGGCCAGAAAGAAAGCGGCTGACCTGGCTGTCGTCCCAGCCAAGCCGGTCACGGGCCTTCGCGCGCGTCGACGGGTCAGTCAGCGCTTGGCGAAAAGCCCGCTCCATCGAGGGCTTTTGCATGTGGAAATGCACCGGTACAGGCGCGTTCATGGTCGTTCAACCTTCTGCAAAAAGAGCTGCGTGCGATTGCACGCGGGGCCGCGCAAACTGGCGGCATCGATACAACGGAGTCGCGGAATGACCGAAACCGAAAAACTGCTGAACCACGCCCAGGAAATCGCCAGGCGTGCCTTCGATGACCCGTCGGAAAAGACGGTCATGGACCTTTTCGACGAGCTGCGCGCCGAGCGCGACCGCCGGGCCTGGGAAGGCTCTGACGCCGCCGGCGCGACGGTGCACTGAATCATGGTCATCGAATTGGGCAGACAGCCCCCTCCTCGTAAACTGGTAGGTCTCATCCTTACCAGCCAGAGACAAGGAGCCGAGCATGGAAGAGCAAGAACTGCGGCATCGGCTGGCAGTTGCCGAAGGGAACATCGCGGGCCTGGTGGCGGTCATCGGCGCCCTCGTCCGGCAGCTGCCAGAAGAGCAACGGCTACACCTAGAGGCGCGAGCAGAAGCAATGTTCGAGCCGCTCGAAGCAGCGATGCTCGGCGACGCCGATCCGTATTCGGACTCATCGCTTGCCGGTCTGCGCAACGTGCGGACCATGCTGAGCGATTTGCTTTCCAGAAGCGCGTAGCGGCATCGCTGTCCATGTCAGGCCGCCTCCTGCTGCGCCGGTGCGGCGGTGGCCAATCCAGCATGGGGGCTTCGCTCAAGGTAGGCATTGGCAGCCTTGCGGAGCTTCTTGGCCAAGCAACGAACGCGCTGCTTGTATCGATCCGGAGCCAGCAAATCGGGCCGCTTCAACGCAAGCCACTGCCGAGCTGCGAAGTGGAAAACGTCGCCGCTGTTGGCCGGCCACAGAGCGTCCCCGCCGAACGTAGAATCGGAGGCTCCTACACCTTCCTGATCTACGCCGGGGAAACTCGCTTGAAACTTTTCCACCGCATCGCCCTTTACCTGTGGCGGGACAGATACGACTACGACCCGACCCGCGGATGCCCAGGTGAGCAAAACAACATTTCCCTGTGGACCAGGCTTCGCCCCGCGCGAAATCGCCTCATCGCAGTACTGCTGAATGGCCAGCTTTGGCTGGCATTCCTTGGCGGTGGCTTTGCCATAGGCGCGGCGCTGCTCCCCGGATACCTGGACCGAGTCAAAACCGGCCAGCAAGTGAATACGAACGCCGGGGAATTGCTGCTGCGTTGCGTTCAGGAAGCCAACCATGTCCTGAGATGCCGGCCAGTCTCGGACGGACAGGATGAGATCGTCTCCGACGTGGACGGGCCAAGCCTCGATTCGAATAGGCCTAGGCACGAAAACCCGGCGCAGGACGTTAAGCATGAGTAACCTCCTGCTGGGCCTGGGCGGGCGTGGGCGTGCAGAACGCTTCAGGCCGGATGGTTTCGAGATACATGCGCCTGGCCGCTGGGATGCCGGTCTTTCGCCAGTCCGAAACGGACGGGTCTTTAACCTTGCAGAGGCGGGCCACAGCCGCCGTACCGCCCAAGGCGTCGATGATGTCGGAGTCGGGGTGCCTCATGTCCATGCCTCAATTATTAGGCATGCCTTATTTATAGTCAAGCCGCGCCTAACTTTTTACAAAGGCATCCCTAATCGGCTTCCTATTAGGATTGCCGAATGAGCACTCTTGCAGAACGCCTCCGAGAGGCAATGGACGACGCTGGCATAAAGCAAGTTCAGGTCGCGCGCGCGGCAGGCATAAAGCCGCCCTCGGTAGCGGACTGGCTGAACGGAAAAACCAAGAACATTAGGGGCGCGAACCTTGTTAGCGTCGCCCAATTATTGAACGTCAGCGAGGCGTGGTTAGCCGATGGTGTCTTGCCCAAGGAACGCAGGCTAGACTCTGACTGGCCTTTCCCAAAGATACCGAAGCAGCGGTACTACACCTTGTCGGAAGCGCAGCGAGCTGGGATAGAAGAATGGGTAGCGCGCCAGGTGGAAGCCTACGCGTCCGACGCAGAATCGAAAAGCTCCCCAAATGAACGGGCAGCCTAAATGCAGCCACCTAAACCTCGTATGGTCCGAGCGCATGGCTTGTAAAGGGGCCTGCGACCGTTGATCAACCGCTTTGAGACTGAACATAGCGTGAAACAACGCCGCGTGTGATCCAAGCGACATACGCGCCATGGAAGCTATGCACGAAACAACTGCTCGCCTGTTTGTCGCAAGTGAAGAAATGAGCCCCGGGGAAGCCGTGACCTCGCGGGTGGCTGCACGCATGAATATTGCCGACAACAGGGTGACCAACTGGAAAACCAGAGGAATCAGCTTTGAGGGAGCCGTACAAGCCGAGGCCGCCTACGGGATACCAGCAGCATGGGTCATGTATAGGCGGATGCCGTCGCTGCCCTCCCAATGGCCGTTCGAGAAATGGGTTCCCCTCGAAGCGATAAAGAGACTACCGCCGGATAGTGCTGGGTTCATTGCCCATAGGCCGTCAGACCATACAAGCACAAGATGACTCTGCTTTTGTTATCGATCTCGACAAGTTCGTTCAAGGCAGATCTGATGCGCTCTAGGTCGTCACAAGAAAAATAACTAAGGTCCAAGCAATGCGAAAGGACGTGCTTTTTGATCAAAGCGGCTCGAGCGATGCAGTTGGCGAAACTGCGCACGTCTTTTGCGCGACGATGCAACTACGCACTCCTTTGAGGGTTCTCCTTCGTCACGGTGAAGAGTGCCCTCCTGGCGTCGAACCGCCAGTTATTGCCGACGAGGCGTGGCAGGGTATTTGGGTGCCCACCCTTGAGGGAATGGGGCTGTGGGGTCAAATGGCCTCCCAAATTGGCTACATCCCCGCTGAGGGCGGTCTTTTCCTTCAATTTCTCATAGCAATGCGAGAAGCAATCGAGCAAAGCTCAGTATCGGATTCGAAGGTTGCACGATTGACCCGCGCCCTGGCTGACCCAAGATGGCGCGAGTTCATCCAACAGCTAGGTGGTGCCACGGCAGTTAGCCAGCACCTGCTGGGGCTTCAGGAAGACGATCCCGTTTGACTTACATCGAGCGTGCCGCCTCTAGGCGACTTTTCCTGTACGGCGGCGATCATGCCGCAGCATACGATCAGCAATCTATTGGCTGCTAGGGAGCCCACAATGAAGCGTCTACTTGTTACCGCACTCACAGCGACCGCCGTCCTGCCTGGGTGTGCGCTCGGATCCGATGCCTGGGTTAATGCGCAATACGCTGTATAGGAACAGGCATAGGCTGCAAGGCTATGGTTTGAAATTTTGGTGCAACGAGCGCCAAGAAGTAGAAAGGGTCTTGGCGGTTTGCACCAGCCAAGACCCTTGAAGAAATTGTAGGCCCCTGGTTCGAGGATCCCACCCCGAAGGCACTGCTCTTTTTTTGCGCCTGAACATCACTATTTTCTGCGTATTTGCTTCCCATTCCTTAAGCCCCTCGCCAGCTTCGGCTTGTTGTGCCCCTACCCGCCCCGAGCTGGCGTGTTGCGCCTGTTACAAATTAAATTAGGCATGCCTATTGTCAAATAATTAGGCATGCCTTATATTCTCCCAACGCCTCACCGAGGCAACGCCCGCCACCCGGCGGGATGGAAAAAGGGAGAAAGAAATGTTCGCCGTCATTGAAACCAACAACGCAAGCCACATCGCCATCCACATCCCGAAGGAAGGCGCCGACAAGTCGCTGCCCGCGCTGGCGGCGATGCTGGAGCACAACGCTACCTTCATCAATAAGGGCTGGCGTGAGATCAACGTGGTCAAGCCCAGCATGCACATCATCCTGGGCGACAAGTTCGACACCGAGTCCGACGATGCCGGCGAACTGCTGATTCAGGCCTGCGCCGACGTGGTCAGCGACGACTTTGTGATCGCCACGCCCGAAGTCTTCGTCAGCAATAAGACGGCGATTGCCAAGAAGCAAGAAGAGATCGACCGCCTGCGCTCCGAGCTTCAGAGCGTCAGGTTCCAGCTCGATGCCGCCAACGCGCGGATCACGGAGCTGCAGGCGCCCGACTGCGAAGAAGCCTGACCGCATCCTGCGCGACGGGACAGGAGACACCATGCTTCCCCTCACCTACCCCACCGAGTGCGGCACGTCCACGGTCGTGCGCCCGCTGACCGACGCCGAGCGGCTGACCGAGCTGCGCCGCGATCTGGATGCCGACCTGCACTACGCCCTGGTGGCGCAGCGCTACGTGCGCTGGCCCTATGGCGAACCGGAGCTGGCCGCCGAAGCGTTGTATGCGGCCACGATCGGCGCCGACGCCGCCGAAGCCGCGTTCTCTCTGGTTGTCCGTGCCGCGGCGCGCGGCGAGTCCGCGGTGTCGGTCGGCACGCTGTTTGTCGAGTGGACCAAGCTGGCCCGCGCCCGACTGCTGGACACGCTGGTCGAGCTCACCGAAGACGGCCAGCGCGTCACCTTCGGGAGCCGGCAATGAGCCGCCGCCTCATCGCCTACCTGCGCGCCACGCGCCTTGACCTGGACCTGGCCGGATACGCCGCCATGGTCGCCGCGCTGGCGGTAGCCACCGGCCTGATCGGCCCGACCCTCGACGCCCGATCCACCCTCACCGCCTGCGAAGGCTGCGGCAAGACCGCAGTCGCCGCGAAGGAATAACCCTTGAACAACCTCGCCGTCATCACCCAGGACATTTACAACGCCCGCGAGTCCTTCGCGGCCGTGCTGACCGATCA